TGCTCTAGCCCTACATACAGATAGATCATTCCTGTTAATGCTATTAAGCCACCGCTCATCTTATCCACCCTAAATTTACCATACCTGAAGCTATAATGAAGCAACAAGTAATCATATTAAATAGTAGCCAGATAGTGCGTATAATCGCTACTTTATCTGCCTGTCTATCGTCTGCAAATGCTTTTGCTCCTAGTGCTTTGCACCATACTTTCCAGCATCTAGCCATATAGCTTTTCAAACTTGCCCATTGAATAATCATCGCCAATCTCGAAGTCACAGCCCACAGGTGCACCCGGTATAAATACACCCCTATCTTGTTGTATATACGTTTGTAATTGTTCACAATAGTCCTCAATCTCGTTCTCTGGCACTTCCGCTAGTATACTATCGTGTACCAGTGCAAAGATTCTACTTTTCATTTTCTTGGCTTTGATATGTTCATTCATATCTATGCCGCCTAGTAAATTAATATCAGAAGCAGCAGACTGCACCAAGAAATTAAGACCAGACCTAACACTAGAAGAGCGGATGCCTGCATCTTGACTCTGAACATTTGGTAATCTCCTTTTTCTTCCGAAGAAGCTATAAATAAAGCCGTTTTTCTGGATAAAGTCTTCGTTCTTATTAATCCATGCTTTTAGTTTGTGGAACTCATTAAAATAATCGTTGATGGTCTCTTGTGCTTCTTGCTTGCTGAAATACTTTCCTGAATCTTTGGTAACTTGTTCACTGATTTTTGCTGGCCCAGCACCATACATGATACCAAAGGTTACTGCTTTAGCTGCTTGGCGTTTATCGCCATATAGCTCTGCTACTTCTTCTACTGCACAAGGTAGCTTAAATACTTTATGTGCAATAGTTGAGTGAAAGTTACCACCACTACGGAACACATCCATAAGTGCTTTATCTTCCGCTAGTACGGCTGCAACATATACCTCTGCTGTTGTTAAATCCATTGCAACTATCTTATGTCCAGGAGCTGCTTTGATACACCCCTTTACGGTAGGGTTATCACGAGGTAGCTGCTGCATATTCAATTTACCACTACTAGATAAACGTCCAGATGTGGTAGTGTGTAGATTAAAACCAGTACGTAGTCTACTGTCGCGATCAAGCTGAGGTATAATCTTATCAAGGTATGTATTCTTGATCTTACTCTTTTGACGAATATCAATAATTAGTGCAGGTACTTCAGACTTTTGAGATAGCTCAGTCAATACTTCTATGTCTGTACTGTTTGCACCTGTACCAGTCTTTTTACCTGTGGGATGCAAACCTATAAAATCAAATAAAAGTGATCGCAATTGTACTGTACTGTTAGGGTTGAAATCCTTACCCTGAAGCTTCTCAAACTGTGCAATCTTAGGGTTTTTGTACAACCCCGCTACGGCTTTATCAATATCAGCTTGCATAATGTCCTGAGAGGCTACTAGCCTGTCTCTATCGAACGGTACTCCATTATCCTGCACATCTGTTAGAAATCTGCAACCAGGTATAAGAATATCTTCGTAGACTCTTTTTAGTCTATCGTTCTGTAGTATTTTCTTAAACTTCTCGTACAACAAAAATGTACATACAGCATCTAGGGAGGCATACGTATACATAGTCTCAAACGGAATCAAGTCCCAAGTGAAATCAGCTTTAAGCATACCAGTTTCTTTTCTATACTTGGCCATCCAGTCATACATAGGTTTCTCGTAGTCACCATACTTGGTAAACTTTAGGGATAGCTCTTTTAGACCATGACGCTCATTCTCATTAATAATGTAGTGTAGCAGCATTGTGTCGGCAAAATTAGGGAACTCGAAATTAAAATGATATTCGAAAAATGCAATATCAAATTTAGCATTATGGAATATTACTAATTTCTTGTTGAACAGCTCTTGTAATAGAACTTCTGATTCTTCATCCAAACACGTGGTGTCTATGTAAACACCTTCATCGGGTCTATAAGATAACGATAGACCGAGTATATGACCATCTCTAGGATATAATCCTGTAGTCTCGGAATCTAGTGCTACATATTCGCAATCATAAGCAATTGCTGCTCGGAAGTAGGCGTTTGCTTCGTCAGTATCTTGAATACCACGAGCATTACTTTCTGTAATTACTACTTCTTCTATTTCGCCTTTGATGTACTTAATAATACTATCTTTAGAAGAGTCCCACGTACCTCTAGCCTCTGGTTTGAAGGCGAGCATTGCAGGGTTGATTACAGGAAGAAACTTCTCGTTTACAACCTTACCTGAGTATTCTGTAACGGAGTTAATTTGGGTAAAGTATTTTAATGCGTCAGAGCCTACTAGGATAATCCAGTCATAGGAATCAATATCAATTTGAATATCACAGTCTTTTTTTAATACTTTTTTGATGCTCGGATCCGAGCAAAGCTGGTATTGATCAAACTCAAACTCATTGTCGAATTCATGTTTAAATCGGGTCTTACTCTTTTTAGTTTCTACTAATGCAACTTTAGGCATATAATTTATCTCTTAGTTTAGTTACTTGATTTTCTGTTAATGCGCCAGGGTCTGTATTCTTTAGATGTATACTTCTAGTAAGCAACTCTACTTCCTCGCACATCTCTTTTACTTTCTCTGCTGCAGCCTGTCCTGCATCGTCTCCGTCAAAGAATATATCTACACTTTCTATCCCCTGTATTTTTAGCATGGATAGTTTATCTGTATTTATATTCTTTGTACCGAAACAACAAACAGCATTTGTTAAACCTTTATCGTGCAGATTTATCATATCGTAGATACCTTCTACAAGTATAATGCTACCTTGTATGGGGTTTACTACTGGATAAAGTGGCATCCTTGCGCCAGCTGGAGTAATCAAATATTTCGGAGTTCCCTGAGAAGTATGTCTACCATTAAAGGCTACTATTCTGCCTGTCATATCTCTTATAGGGAAGACAACTCGGCCTATGTGGTCTCTCTCGACACTATTGAAGGCTTCGAACTGTCTATAGGTTTCCGGTTTAATATTCCTCCAGTTTCCTATGTACGGTACCGCACTTTTGGGAAAAGACAAACCAACGCTTTCAGCGCGCTTCTCGGATATACGCTTCTTTAACAGTTCACGCTTCAATTGCAGTTGGTTTGCCTTTTCCCCAAAATGCGTAAACAAGTTACCTTTATACTCACAACTAAAACATTGGAATACTCCAGTAATCTGGTCTACCCGCATTGAAGGGTTTCTATCTGGGTGATCAGGATTTATACAACATACTAGGTAGTCTTGCCCTTTATGGACATAAGGTATTTTTTTCTGTACTAATAGCTCTTCTACATTCATATATCGTCTATGCTCTCATCACTTCGATTTTCGTTATCTTCTTTTTCTTTTGGTGTTAAGGACGATTCAGGCCCTATCTGCAAAGTCTCCCAGTTCATCTGAGAAGTAAAAGACTTCATAGACGCATTACGCATTTTTACACAGTTAAATGTAATACAACCATCCTCTTGTTCCCAAGTCTCTAGCGCATATGCTGCATCTGCTGCATCAAGAATACCTTTTGCGAATCGTGCTTCACCACTAGCATCTGTTTGGTATGGCGAGAATACTGGTACTTCGAATTCCTGTGCCATAGACTTAAGAGCTTTACTTACTTCGATCTGTTCTGTCCAGTCGTACTGACCTCCACGAGAGGGAAGATTAGAGCGTTTTACTTGGTTTATATAATCGACAATGACAACACCTACGTTTAGGGCTTTAACTTTCTTATCAAGTTCCGCTCTAATCTTAGATAGTGTAAGAGAAGGATCATAAATTACGTCTAACTGCTGAGTCGGGAGTAGCTCGCAATTAGTTGTTAGATCATGATGAAATCTCTCAAAATCTCTGTCGGCTTTATACTGTTTCAAACGCTCTTGTCCCTTGTCAAAACGGTTAGCCCACCAACCTGCTACACGCTCCCACTCTATAACACTAAGATTCTTAGTCCTTAGTCTAGCGAATGGAATCCCCGTAGCGATTGCACAACAACGCTGTAGAATAGAGCGACTGTCCATCTCAATAGTAAAAAACATTGCAGTCTTACCAGACTTAAACACACTGTTAGCTATATTGGAACAAACAACTGACTTACTAGA